CCTTCCAGTGGCACAGTGACGAACCTAACCGGCACAGCGTCAATCAACATTAACGGCACAGTGGGGGCGACGACCCCGAATACGGGTGCGTTTACGACGCTGACCACCAGCGGCAACGCCACGCTAGGCGATGCGTCCACCGACACGGTGACGGTAAATGGGTATATGGGGGTGGGGGGCGCGCCAAGCGCTGCACGTTCTGTCTATGTTCAATCAACGGCATTAACTGGAACAACTCAAATCGGCGTTGATTCCAGACCTGTTTTTTCGAGTGCTGCGACAAGTGCTGGGTATGGAATAATTTCATCTCCTGCGACAGCAGCCGCGTCATTTACTCAAGGAAATTTATACGGCGTTGGCGTATTAGATGCGACTAAAGGTGCTGGTAGCACAATAACAAATCAATTTGGCATTCGTATTTTTGACCAGACGCAAGGTAATGCGAATTATGGCCTGTGGATGGATGTTTCTACCGCAGCGAACAAGTGGAACATTTACGCAACGGGGACGGCGGCGAACTACTTTGCGGGGAATGTGTTGGTAGGGCTTACGTCTGCCAACGCAAACGGCGGCATTTTGCAGCTATCTTCTGGCATAACTTTTCCCGCCACTCAAGTTGCAGCAACAGACGCAAACACGCTGGACGATTACGAAGAAGGAACATTCACGCCAACGATTGTGGGTACGACTGCGGCGGGAACAGGAACGTATACGACGCAAGTTGGTCGCTACACCAAGATTGGTAATCGTGTCTATTTCACAGCCTATATTGTTTGGACTGCTCACACTGGCACGGGGAATATGCGAGTTAGCGCTTTACCTTTTACATCAAACACTACAACAGGCAATTTTAACGCTGTATCAATTTGGGCGAACAACCTTACGCTGACGGCAAGTAATTACCTTCAAGCGTATGTTGCCGTTAATAGCACGCAAGTGGTTCTTGATCAGTATCCAGTAGGTGGGGGCAGTCAAAGCAGTGTGGTTCTTGATACGGCAGCTACTTTAATTGTTTCAGGCCAATACGAAGTTTAATTAGTTAAGCCGGATAGCTAAACCAGGCACACGAAAGAAAACATATGACACTTGAAGAAATTAAGGTCATTGACCAAATCACGGTTACAGAAAACAATACTATACAAGTGCGTGAGGCTACACGCATTATTCGTGATGGCGAACAGATTGCGCAAACTTATCACCGCTGGTCGTTTGAAAAAGGCGCAGACTTGTCGAATATGCCCGCAAATGTGCAGGCAATTGCTGCTGTTGCGTGGGCGGAATAATTGTACGGCAGCGCAATTCTGCGTTTGCAAAACTAACGCAAACACGCGGTTACTATATACATATTGTAATAGCAAAAGGAAAAGATTATGGCTTTGACTAAAGCAACATACTCGATGATCGAAGGCGCGCCGATCAACGCGCTAGATTACGGCGTTTCTACTGCGGCTGCTGATAATTCAACAGCCATTATTGCCGCAGAAGCTGCGGCCTACGCTGCTGGCGCTATTTTGTATTTTCCCCCAGGTTCTTACAACACCAGTACGGCGCAGGTTTATCGTTGTTCAATAAGCGGCTACGGCGCCACATTAAATAACATTAGCAACGTGGAAGTTGTCAGCAGCAACGGTGCGATTGTTCGTGCTGGAGCAAACAACATCTTTGTGGAAGGGTTGACGGTAGACGGTAACAGCACTGCAACAGGATTTCAGAATGACGGTTATGACCATGTTGCGTACCGTGACTGCGTGGCATTGTCCTGCCTAAATACTGGCTTCATTGCGTTCAACGCAAAGCAAGGCTCGTACACGAATTGCCGTGTTGATGGTGTGATTTACGCTGCTGCGCAGTTGATTCGAGCGGATGGTTTTTATGCTGAATCTTGCGATGATTTTTCATATTTGAACTGCATTGCGGAAAACTTTGAGCGCATTGGTTTTGTGTCTGAGGGTGCTGCTGGCATTGATTCAAACCGACCACGGTTTGTGTCGTGTCTTGCAAAAGACGCTGCAAACTGCGATAGATCGGTAGCTGAATATAACGCAGGCTTTTGGTGCGAAAACACCAACGGCGCGTTTCTTGACAATGTTTCGTGTATCAACATCGGAAGCGGTGTTGGCCAGACAAGTAGTCGTGTTGTCGGTGTTACTCTAAACGGCACAGGAAACAGCACCGCATCCATTAACACGCTAACCAATTTTATTATTGGTGAAAATGCAGCACGTATCTTGAACGCAGTTGCCATTACCAGTTCCATCAATACGGCCAGCTTTGCTATTGAAAATGGCTACATTACGTTCTACGCGCGCGGCGTTGCGCCTTCTGGAACAATGGATTCTTTGACTGTTAAAAACGTAACATTCAAAGATGGTAATTACACAACTGCTGGAACAGGTTGCGTCGCATTTGATAACGTATCAATTAATGAAATTATTATTGACAACATCCGTGAGATGAACGCAACGTATACAAACACCGATGCGGCATCATTTAACTATATTACTAACGGCGCAAGCGGTAACAAAAATCTGACGATCACAAATTGCAATGGCATTACAACTAAAACTGTTGCGGGGCTGAACAACGTCACGATCACCAACTGCTTGCTATATAAACGTTCATCTAATTTTGATTTGATTGGGCAAAATGGTCTGCTAACTGTTTCTAATTCTATTATTGAACAATTAGCTGGCAACACAGCAATTTTTAACGGTGCGGCTTGTGGTAATTCTGCTGAAACATTAATTTCAAACACCAAATTTATAAATATTGCCAGTTTTAATACCTTCAAAGGACTTTGGCTGTCTATTAACAACTGTCTATTTTCTGAAACGCGCCTTGATTGGAATACAAACTTGAACGACTGTCTGTTAAAGGTCAACAACTGCACTTGGAAAAACACCACGCTTGAGTGCATCAGAACGCAGTTTTACAACAACACCAATGACACGTTCATTGCTCAAAACAATACGTTCCTAACTGGTGCTGCTGTTGCCATACTCAAGCGCACGTTTGACCCGGACTATGTTGTATTGCAGGGCAACACTTTTAACAATGCAGCTTTGACAGATTTAACGACCACTAGCGCAGTTAATAATGTGGCAACGCCATGATTAAATTACCCCACGACAAAGCGCTGCACTTCATTGTCGGCGTACTTATTTACGCCGTGGCGCACTTCATCAGCCCCGTTGTGGGTATGGTTGCGGTAACTATCGCGGCGGTAGGCAAGGAAGTGTACGATTATGCAAACCGTGACCGGCACACGCCAGACGTATGGGACGCGGTGGTAACCGTGATCGGTGGCGTTGCTGGCTTAATCTGCGGTCTGTAGCAAAGTAATTTTTAATTTACCTGACTAGGTGCCACCATGACAGTCACTGTTAAAGTATTAATCCCTGCCAAGACGGCGGAAAACACCCAGACCACGCAGTATACTGCGACGGGTGTGACGACCATCATCGACAAGTTTACGGCGACCAACTACAGCGCGTCTGCCGCTACCATTAGTGTCAACTTGGTAACGGGCGCTGACACGGCGGGTAACCAGAACTTGATTACCAAAACGAAAACATTGCAGCCGTCTGAGGTCTACACGTTCCCAGAGATTGTGGGTCAGGTCTTGGCAGCCAGTGGTTTTATCTCTACTATCGCAGGAACTGCTAGTGCGATCAATATTCGGGCATCAGGCCGCGAGGTAACGTAACGTATGGGCGCTATTGAACTTTTTGACGCTGACGGCACTGCGGTAACTACCGCAGAGGCCATGCGTGAAAAAGTTGTTGCGCTGCAAGATGCTTTGCTGGAAATGCCGCAGGCCGATATTGTAACGACGCACACGTTTCTGCCGGGTGTCTACGAGCGTAAGATTACCGTGCCACCTTGGACAGTGTTGACAGGCGCTGCGCACAAGACGGGCTACCGCGTGCGGTTAGAAAAAGGCACGATTGCGGTAAACCGTGATACAGAAGTAGTTGTGTTGACGGCGCCATGTGAGTTTGACGCCAAAGCAGGTGAACAGCGCGCAGGCCGCGTGTTTGAAGATGAAGTTGTTTGGGTGGACGTGTACGACAACCCCGACGATTGCCAAGACATACCGACGTTAGAAGACAGGCTGTACGTTGTGCCGGAGTGTGGGCTTGGCGACACGCGCAAGCAATTGGCGCTTACAAACGAAATTGAAGGAGAAGTATTATGGCTGGATGGGTAGCAGCAGCGACCATAGGCGGCGCGCTTATTGGGTCAAGCGCGTCACGTAGCGCGTCTAAAGCGCAAGAGCGAGGACAACGTGAGGCCACCGCTGCACAAGAGCGCATGTTTGAGCGTCAGGTTGAGCTGCAAGAGCCGTTTCGCAAAGTCGGCGTCAATGCGCTGCCTGAACTGGTGGCTGCGTCTAAATACACGCCCTTCACCATGCAACAGTTTCAAGCCGATCCTGGCTACGCATTCCGACTGCAAGAGGGCATGAAGGCACTCGACCGCACAGCTGCGGCCCGTGGCGGTCTGCTGTCAGGCGCTACGCTAAGAGGCGCTACGCGCTACGGTCAAGAGATGGGGTCACAAGAATTTACTAACGCGTTTAACCGCTATCAGGCCGAACGTCAGGCGCGCTTGAACCCACTGCAATCGTTGGCGGGTATGGCACAAACGTCGGCCAACACACTAACAAACGCGGCGGGTCAGTATGGCCAAAACTTAGCTGAAGGCGCGACTGCGATGGGCAACATCCGCGCGTCTGGCTACACGAATCAAGCGAATGCGCTGACTGGCGCGCTGGGTCAAGGCGTAAATTACTATCAGAATCAGCAGATGATGGATCGGTTTTTCCCGCCACGCCCCGGCTACAATCAAACGGCTAGTTTACAAAATTGGAGCCGAAGTCAACAAGGATATTTAGACCCCGATTACATGGGGCCGTAAAAAACATGCACAACCGTTTACGCAACGACAATATTTAAGGCGACGATAATTATGCCCCCTATTGATTATTCTATCCCAGGGCAAGTCAAAGGCATTCAGCTTGAATCGCCTATGAACGCTATGGCGCAAGCCATGCAGCTGCGCAACCTGCAAGAGACGTCGCAGATGAATGCGTTGAAAACGCAAGAAGCTTCGCAGATGAATGCGTTGAAAGCACAAGAGTATCAGCGCGGCGTAGAAAACCGAAATAAACTTGCCCGTATACATGCTGACCCCAAAGTAAAAATTGGTTCGCCAGAATATCTGGAACGTGTGTATACAGAGGTGCCGGATTTGTATAACGACGTAGCGACTAAAATTGCGAACCGAGAAAATGTGTTGTCGCAAATAGAAACGCGCGAAATTGCTGGTGAAAAAAGCAGATTTGATTTAGACGAAGCAAAGAAAAAACAAGAGAGAGTTGAAGTAGACCTTGAGCTAAAACAATTTAACGATCAGTTCCCCGCGTACAATATTAAATCTGAGCAGGATGTTGAAGATCGTATTGTGGCTATGGCTAACAATCCAACGCTTAACTCACAGTTAACTCGTTTTGGTACGTTGGGGGACGCTATTGCCCGCAATAAAGCTGAATTTAGACGTGACCCGCGTAATTACGTTGCTCGTACTTCAGGCATGTCCGCCGAAAAAATTTTTCAAGCTGCCGAAGAAAAAGAGCAGGCTGACTTTAGCCAAGATCAGTTAAATCGAATTATAAACAAACAGCCTTTAATTTCTATTGATGAATGGCGTGCGGGCCAACGTCAACCACAAGCAGCGCCTGCGCCCGCTGCTACCACACCTACATCCACAGACGTTGCAATGCCAACAGAAGCTGCTGTTACGACAGCAGACGGCAGTAAACAGTTGCCAGGCGCTTCGTTTAAAGCGGATGTTGGCGGCGTTGACTTTTTAGACCCGACAGCACAGGCGCTGTATACGTTAGCTAGTAACCCTAAGAACAAAGATCGGGCACCGGCTTTACGAGACATGGCCGACAAAATGCAGGCCGAACACGTAAAGAGACTTGAAGAAGATCGTAAACGCAGTCAGTTGACTGGCGATTTCCTAAACGTGGTGAACGCGCGTAAACAGATAGCAGAGCTGAAGAAAAATCCAACGCCACTTAATTTGGCGATAATAAAAGATCTAGAGCAACAAATTAAAGCGGCGAATGAAGGTAAAGGTACTAAAGTTAGTGTTGGCCTTAAATTGCCTGAAGGCGTGAAAGCTATTGATCAAAAATACGCGCAGGATTATCTTGATTGGTCACAAGGCGGTGGTGCGGATGCTGCTGCAAATTCTGCTCAGATTAAATCAGTTTTGGATCGTCTTGCTGCCGGTGAAAACCTAACCGGCCCATCTATTGGCCTTGCACCTGATTTCTTTAATGCGTTGGTAAACCCACAAGCGTTGGGCGCTAAACAAGCGGTTGAAGAAGTTGTGCAGCGTAACTTGCGCGCGGTGTTGGGCCCGCAGTTTACGCAAGTTGAAGGTGAGCGCTTAATTTCCCGCGCTTTTGACGCGCGGCTTAAGCCACAAGAAAACGTCAAGCGCCTGCGCAAACTGTTTTTGCAAATGCAAACTGCTGCACAGCAAAAACAAGCAATGGCTGAATACTTTGAAGCCAACGAAACGCTCCGTGGCTTTAAAGGTAAGCAACCTAAAATGCAGGACTTTTTTGATGTACTTACCGCGCCAGATGCGCCACCTAAAGGCTCTGTTGATGTTAAAGCGCCGGACGGAAAAGTATATCGTTTTTCCGATCAACAAGCCGCTGACAAGTTTAAAAAAGACAACGGTATTAAGGATTAGCTATGGCAGATTTTGCAGAATCAGCTAAAAAATACGGTGGTGTGGTTGTTGAACCTGACATTAAGACTACAGATTTGGCTGCTTCTGCGGCTAAATATGGCGGTCAAGATGTGGCGGCTGAAGGCTTGCCTTTGCCGCGCCGTCAATACTCACTGATGGAAGCTGCTTTTGAAGCACCGTTTAGCGCGCCAGGCGATTTAGCTAAACAAGCAATAGGGTTCTGGGAAGCGGTTAACAACCCAGCGCAAACTTTGCGTGGTGTGTTTGATCTTGCTGCGGGGGCGGTGCGGGAAACTGTACCTAAATCAATACGCGATACTGTCGATTATTTAGACAGCAACCCCGAAGCAGCTGAACGTGCCAGTAAAGTGGCGCGCGCAATGGGTGAAGAGTATTCAAAATACACGACTTGGGAAGGTATAAAACGCGCTATTGCTGAAGAGCCGGTTACGGCGATATCCGATCTATCTTTGCTACTTAGCGGCGTTGGCGCACCATTTAAAGTTGGCGCCAAACTTGGTAGCGACATGTCAGCCAAAACCGCAGCTGCTCTTGACACTGCTGCAAGATACACCAACCCGCTTTCGGTTGTCGCGCCTGCGGCAGAACTAGGCGGCAAAATGGTGGGCGCGGGGGCTAACTATCTTAGCCGCGTAACTAACCCTAAATTCTCTGCGTTGGCTGACGCGTCTGAAGGCCGTGGCCAAGCGATTATTAACGCGCTGCGTAACTACGACGAATATGTAGCGGGCGGCATGCCAACCGCTGGCGTGGCCGCAACGCCAGCGGGATCTACCCGATACGCTGCGCTTCAACAAGAAGTCGCAAACCGTCAAGCGATGACTACGCCGTACTACGAACGTGATATCGCTAATAAAGCAGCCCGCGCCCGCGCGTTAGAACCAATTGCGCAAGATGACGTTGCAATGGCCGCAGCGGTAAAAAGCAGAAAAGATGTGTCTGACCCTCTTTACAAAGCTGCCGAACAGGGCGTGGCGGACGTTAGTGGGGTAGTAAAAGTTGTAGACGACTTAATTGCAAAAAACCCAGGTAACACCGAACTGCTACGCGAAATGCGTGAAATTCGACGTGGGTTGACCGCAGATAAAAAGACAGGTGCGTTGCGCACAGATGCCAAAGAAATTACGTCGGTTATTGACGGCATTAAAGCTCGTCTAGCAAAAGAAGATAATAAGTTTATTAAAGGGCAGCTGAAAGAAGTTCGTGAGCTGTTGGCTGATGCTGTACCCGGCTACCGTGTTGCGCAAGAGTCTTTTGGTCAAGCTAGTAAGCCCATTAACATTATGCAGGTCGGCCAGTATCTTGAAGGTAAACTTAAACCGGCTATAGAAACGCCGGTCGCCGAAAGCGCGGGTAGATTTTCTCAAGCATTAAAAGAAGCACCTACAACCATAAAACGCTCTACCGGTCAAAGTCGGTTTCAGCAATTGTCAGAAATACTGACGCCCGATCAAGTTAAAATTGTCGAAGGTATTAAAAAAGACTTGGCGCGTGAAGCGGAGTTTGCATCGCAAGCCACCGCAGGCTCAAAAGGCGGCAAAGCGGTGCCTGCTGCCGAGTTGTCTAAAGCACCTGGCTTTTTTAGTAAGATAGTCACCGTTACCAACACGATCATAGATAAGTTACAAGGTAAAATTAACGAGAAAGTGGCGTTGGAGTTGGCCACTGAAATGCTTGACCCTAAACTAGCCGCTGACGTGCTTGAAAAAGCACTCGCCCGGCAAGCTAAAGGCGAGCGTTTGGCAGACCCATTTGTACGCGCCGGTAAAGGTGCATCGCGTATGATGCGCGGTGAAACCGGGCTTGGTTTGCGCTCTCCGTTGACGCTAGGCGGCGTGCAGGTAAGCAACGCGTTAGCACCAGAAAACCAAAACAGAATGAGGGACTAGATGGACTCGCAAGTGCTATTTAATATCGCAGTCGCCATTGCCGGATTTTTCGGCGGCTGGGTTCTAAACAACATCCATCGATCCATCGACCGGCTGGACACGGATGTGCGCGCCATGCCGCACACCTATGTGACCCGCGAGGACTACAAGGACGACATCCGCGACATTCGCGACTTGTTGGGCAAAATTTTTGATCGGTTAGACCACAAGCAGGACAAATAAGGAGGCGTTATGAGAAGTTTTATTCTTGCCCGTGCTAAAGAGCCATCCACTTGGCGTGGCCTGTTTCTGTTCTTGGCTGCTGCTGGCGTGCCCGTCGCACCACACATGGCCGACGCTATCATTGCTACAGGTTTGGCAATCGCTGGTCTGATTGGGGTTGTTGCGCCTGACAAGAAATGAAAGAGAACTTCGACGAGGCGCTGAAGGCGATCTTAAAGCACGAAGGCGGGTTCGTTAACCATCCCAAAGACCCAGGCGGCATGACCAACTTGGGCGTCACTAAGAAAGTGTGGGAAGCATGGATCGGCAAAGCTGTTGGCGAAAAAGAGATGCGCGCATTGACCCCGGCTACAGTGGCGCCTATGTACAAGAAGAAGTACTGGGATGCGGTCAAGGCCGACGAGCTGCCAACGGGTCTGGACTATCTGATGTTCGACTTTGCGATCAACGCTGGCCCTGGCCGTGCAATCAGAACCATGCAGAAAGCGATCGGAACGAACCCTGACGGCGTCATCGGCCCCAAGACGATGGCAGCCCTCAAAGCCGCAGATCAGAAGGACTTGATTGCTAAGTTCAGCATGGAAAAAGAATTGTTCTACAAGGCGCTCCCGACGTTCGCAACCTTCGGCAAAGGTTGGATGCGTCGGGTAGCAGAGGCGCAATCACATGCGGTGACGATGCTGGCGTAATTGCCGGCAGACCTCGCGGTCGCGTACTGACATGTCGGGGGCGATTTCGGCCACACCGCACTCAGCCGGTGTTGGCCGCCGTGGCTCTGGCACAAAGAACGCCAGAAAGCCCACGGTGGCTACCACAATCGCCGCGTAGTAGACGAGAACAAGCTCTTTCATATACTCAGCAGCCGGCCAAAGAACACGGTCATAGGCGACTCCTGCTGTGGCTTAGACCCCAGCATGATGTCCTGCACGAACCGCTCTTCAGGCGTGGATGGGCGCTGATAGAACTGCGGGATGTAATGCGCGCCAATCTTAGGTGGTTCTTCCCTAATAAAATGTCCGTCACGTAGCATCGTCATTTCTCCTATCTTCATTTGCGCGGCGAACGTCAACAACTTTCTTTTTTATCAACGCCACCTCGCTATTAGTATAAATCGATTTCTCCACCATTACGTTGCCTGCAACCCACACCTCTGCTGAGTAGGCATTGTTCTTGCATGATGGGCACCTGCGTTGCCGCCGTACGCCGCCTAGCTGCTGGATCGTGTTTACTACATGGGTCTTACTGCCGCACTGCATACATTTCATGGCCGTACCGCCTTGGCCATCACTTCCAGCCGCTCACGGGCGTCACGCAGGGCGCAGTAGCGCTGGTGCAGGCGTTGCAGGTGCGAGCTGCGGCGCTCGTTCAACGTCTCATGCGTCAGTAGCGCGAACACCTCGTCTTCTGACAATGACGGCAACTGGTCATTCAGGGCGCGCCAGCTTTGCTTTTTCATCTTCGACCTTCTGTTCTATGGTTTCTAATTTATCGACCGCACGCATCCAAGCGTTGGCAATCTGGTTGTACTCCTTGTTGCGCTGGCGCTCTTCCACCTGCGCGGCCTTTAGCTTGGCCTTCCAATAGTCAATTCTTTTCACGTTGTTCAGCCTCCAACTCACGCAGATCGTTAGCAACGTCAGACACGCCATGCCAGTCGGATCTAGCGATCATGACATGCAGGTAGTCAATCAGAATCTCGCGTTGTGTTTCATATTTAGTAAAGTCAGTCATTTTAGTGCCTCCATAGCGATGTCAGAAATTGCTCGTTTGTCGTGCAGTGCTGCCCAGATCTTTTCGTCAACTGTCTTCTCGGCGAGTAGGATATAGACCCAGACATCTCGCACTTGACCGGAACGATGGAGCCTTCCGATAGTTTGCTCGTATAGTTCCAACGACCACGGCAGCGACAGAAAGACCATGTGAGCCCCTCCGTGTTGTAGATTAAGGCCATGTCCTGCGGACTTTGGATGCACAGCGAGAAGCTCGATTTGTCCGGCGTTCCATCGTTCAATCGCTCGGTCGTCGTCCAAAGTGGCAAGCTTCGGATAGCGGCGACGAAGTTCTGCCACCTCTTCTTGAAACTGGTAAACGATAAGCGTATTCGCATGCTGGTTCTCCTCTAGTAGTTCATCTAATCGATCAAACTTGTGACTGCTAAACCACACCGCCGTCTTGCTGGAGGTGAACTGACCCGGCACGGCGGATGCAACACGGGTACTGTCGTACACAAAGCCGGAGGCCATCTGTTGCAACTTTGATGTAACAGCCGCAGCGTTTGCCGCTAGTATCTCGGCGGTTGGAAACTGTACTACAAAGTCTTTCTTCATTTTCTCGTATGGCGCGCGGTCGTCCAGCTGGCTGCGCAGCTCGACCACATGACACGGCGGCAGCTTGTCCTTGTACTCGCCAGGTTCCAGCACGAAGGTGGCCGGCTTGATGCGCTCCATGACCAAGGGCAGCGCGCCGGGGCGTGGCAGCCACTCACCAAAATCGCGGTTCATGCAGACAAAGTATTGCTGCAAGAATGCACCTTTGGCTCGGCCCAAGAGCTTCTCGTCGACGATCTTGCACTGGCCGAACACGTCCTCCAAGCCGTTACTGGTGAACGATCCCGTCAGACCCCAGCGGATCTTGAACTGGTCAATGACCTTGTGCAATGCTTTAAAACGTGTGCCTGACGGGTTCTTGAGTTTGGTCAACTCGTCAAACACAATGGCATCAAACCCTGACAGATCCTGCTCGGCCAGCCAACCAATGTTGTCGTAGTTAATCGCCACAATGTGAGCATCGGAGTCTAACGCCTCGCCTCGGCTGCGGGGTGTGCCGATAGCTGTACGGCAGTGCAACAGCGGCGCCCACTTACGCGCCTCGATTGGCCACACGTCTGTGCAGACCCGCTTAGGCGCCAATACGAGGAAGCGACTGGCGTACCCACCTCTAATCATGGCGTCCATTGCGGTTAACGTGATACAGGTCTTGCCCGCGCCAACAGGCGCCAAGATCATCGCCCGATCACGCTCGAATAAGAAGTCGGCTGCTTCATCTTGGTACGGCCTGAGTGCTAATCCACTCATCAATCATCTCCTTCGACCATAAACAGGCGTAGTTTTGTTTTAAGCGCAACACGTCGTTGCGGAAGATCTTTTGTAATTCGGACAACCGACCGCCTTTGGTTTTCAATTCGACAAACCATGTGCTGCCATCAGGCATACAAGCGATGCGGTCACTCACTCCGCGCTGGTTGACTGACCTAAACTTGTAGGTCTTGCCGCCAGCGGTCTCGACCGACCAGACAAAGTAGTTCTCGATTTCTTTTTCTAACATGGCGCAAATATAAAGGCTAAAAAAGTATTTGACAAGGATTATTTTACGGTCTACAGTCGAGGCTCAATCACTACACGGGAGTACAGTTCAATGAATCACTCTAATGTCGTCGGCGGCTCTACCGCCAAGCGCGTCATCAACTGCCCGGCGTCCGTCAAGCTGGTGCAGCAGATGCCACCACAGGCCGAATCCGAACACGCGGCGCGTGGCACTCTCTTGCATAACGTCATCGCTGAACTTCTGGAGTTCGACAAGAAGCCAGAGCAGTGCTTGGGCGCCACATACAAATCACAGACACTCACACAGGAGTTAGTAGATGAGAAGATTATTCCCGCTCTTGCGTTACTCGACGAAGTTGACCCAGAAAAGCAAATGGAGTACATGGTTGAAACCCGAGTTGCCTTTGGCGATTTTTTGCCTGGTGTTTTTGGTAGCACTGATCTACTTGGGCGTAAAGGCAAACGAGCCGTGGTTTTGGATTGGAAATTTGGCGATGGCGTACTTGTGGCTGCTGAAAACAATCCTCAGCTCTTATTTTACGCAGC